CAACCTAATTTCATTATAACGTTTGCACAGCCAATCGGCATAGCAGCATCTACCGCAGTAAACATTAAGATCCTGAACAATGCTGGTGCCGCGCAGGACGTATATGGCACATTTATAGGGCACGAAATATAACAAATGGAAAAAGGTCGGGTTTCCGACCTTTTTCTTTTTATGATGCCAAATCATCAATATTTTGGCTATAATTTCCAGTTGTTACATTAAGGTTGCCAACGAAATTAAGGAATTGTTGAAGGCAAGTAACGCCCGCAATCAATTGGGTTGCGCTTCGGTAAATATTACCTTGTATAATTGGGTGCGCGGTATTCGGAGAGCCGTCAGGAACGCCAATCGTGCCGTCTGCATTAGAAGCAGCGGTAGGCATACTGTTCCAGGTAGTGCTATAAGATTCCGAATTATACCTATCATTGAACGCTTTGCACTGTTCTCGTACATTTTTCATTAACGCCATGATATTGGAAATGTCATACGCGGCTTGAATTGCGGCTTGGTTTTTAGTTTGTGGCATATTTAATCCTTTCTATCCATTCTATATAGATATTCACTGATGGGCCTACAATACTGACTCCATTCATATTAATACAAACAGATTCGTTCACTCCATTTAATCGTAATCCATTAAAATTAAATAGAGTAGGAACTTGTGCGGTTGTTGATGGTAGCAAAGAAAGTTTTGTAGCTCTTACGTTTCCTACTAAATTTCCTAATACTCCATTATCAGTATAAGCTTTTAAAGTTGCTGTCGCTAGTGGTGTCGGCATATTGTAAAAAGTTGACGGCGCAGATGGCGCAGATGGCATTATGCTGGTGCCCGCAACAGGAATAAATCCAGTTGGTTTGACTTTTGTTGAAATATAAGAAATATAAGGAATGGCAGTAGGGTTCGTCAATGATCCGCCAATGTTTAAAGAATTTCTTTTCAATATTAATACATCAACAGTGATTCCAGTCGTTGCGGTTCCAGAAATGCCAATTTGAGTTACTTCTATAATTTTTGTTCCTGAGCCATCTATTTCAAAGATATCCAGAGCGGGTGTAACAACATTTAATCCATTAACGGTAGCGGAATATGTTAATGGAGTATGAATTGCATACTTGTAATTTAATTCAAAATCTTGTCTTTCGCTAGTAACTCGGCGTATATCATCTTGTGCATTTTCGAAGGTTGGTTGTGAAATAATATAGGTGTAGGTGGTATCAGCAGAAGAATCAAAGGCCCATAAAGAATAACTGCTCCCCAAATCATAAAATTGAAGGACTAGATTTTTACTAGCCATTATTGATTTAAATTCATTCCAAGTTTGAACAGCTATTACCATATTTTAATATAATTCCCTAAAATTAATTTGCGCAAGCGCAGATGCCGCACTTCCTGATATTTTTTCTGCGGCAAGAGTTAAAATATCAGCGGTTCCAGCAATATTTGCTGCCAAGCGATACGAAGATTCAAGTACATCAATAACAGGCACAGAATTTGTAGCATAGCCACTTAAAAGTGTATCTCCCCCGCTGAGTGCTGTGGCGGTGACATCAAATTCAGTTATTGAATTTGTGGCAACAGATGTAAAAACCGCACCTGTTAAAGTTGGATTTATAACTAAAGACCAGAAGAAAGAGCTACCTGTTGCTGCAAATGTAGTAACCTCTATTGGTATAAGAGTTGCGCGATTAAAAGCAGCTTTTAATCTTATACTAAGGATTGGTACAAGTGTCGTGCCTACGGATACAGGAGTAACTCCAGTGGATGCGCTCCTAACGAAGCCTTCTGGTTCATGTCCACCTTCACTAACAACTGTCACGCATACCGCTGTCATGGTAGTTGTGCTTGCAGCGGCGGCAGTATTAGTTAATTCAAAGCGAATAGGTCTAGAAGGGCTTTTCATGTAAACATTTGTGCTTAAATTTGAAGTGTAAACTTGGTGACAGTATACAATTTGACCATTAATCTCTATGCCAAAACGCACTCTACCTGCGCCCAACCATTGATAATCTATGAGAAAAACTTGTATATTTGCTGTATTAATAGTGACGCCGCTTACGCCTGTCCCGTCAAGTTTATCCATATTCCAGTTAGCTTGTGTTATAACTGTATCTACTGGTGATCCTGAAACGCTACTACGCACAACAACACTAAGATTAACGCCGTCTTGTTGGAAAAATAGGCCATCATTTGTATCGAAAGCGCCAAGTCTTTGTCTTACGTTGGTTTTTAAAGCACCCATAATGGCACTAAATATAAATAATTGTCCCTTTCCAGGTTGATACTGGAAATATTCCTTAGTTTGTAAAATTGCCTGATCGCCGCTAGCTGTAGTGCAAGCAAGTTGGTAGTAGGGAGAAGTCCATGTTGTTGTTCCGCCGCCAGTTAAACTAGTATCCCACTTAAGCGGATCATTTGTTAAAACAAACTTGCTATCAAAGAGTGTTACTGGAGTTGCGGTTTTTAAGCGTCCACCAGGGGTTGCAGATGCAGAATCACCAATTCTAATATCAACATTTCCAGCAGCATCGGTTAAAACTGGATAATAGTTAGTTCCATTAGTTCCGTAAATCGCTGCTCTCACGACCTGGCTAGTCGTTGCTCCAGTTATGCCATCGCTAACTGGCAATTTCGTTGTACCTTCTGTTGGTTTTAATACGGATTGTAAACGGAATGTGCCCTGTGCTATCGCACCATTTGTATAGACAACACGAAAGAAACGAGCAATCGCTCTATACTGGAATGATAAAGGTGTTCCGCCTGTTAGAGTGTGTGTGCTAACTGAATCCCAATTGGTATTATCTGTTGAAAACTGAACACTAACACCGTTTGCTGCGGAACTTTGATTGGAAAAGATAAACACTTCTACGGTAACAAAGTTAGTTAAGTCGTCTCCGACACCAGTAAATACGGCATTAGCTCCAAGCGGTGTTGTGCTACTGTTATTGGTTGAAACCAATCCTGCTAGTGATGCTGCACCCGTAGTACGCAAATTACCGCTTAAATCTGTGGATAAAGCAACTTGATCGTTATTTGTGTAAGCGGGCGCAGCAGTTGTAGCAACTGCTGGTAATGTGCCGATATTATTTGCGCCAGGAGCCGCGCTGTTGTTAGTTTTTGTTCCTACTACTGTTGCATTTAAGTTTGCGGCTGTTGCCTGAGCGACCGTAATCGCTGATTGGTCTGATGCAATTACAACTGGTATAGATGAGGCACTTACTTTCTGGCCTAATGTTGTGGCTGTTCCGCCATATTGGTCTATATTTACCTTAATATCGCTTTGATCCGATGCAATGACAACAGGACGGCTACTTGCGCTGGTTTTCTGTCCAATTACAGCGTCACGGACAGCTATTGCCGCTTCGGTTCCTGTCGGGGTTGTCGTGATAACAGCTACATCTTGGGTGCTACCATCGCACAAAACTACCGTTATAGCGGATTGAATTTTATTCAGGTCTGACATTAACCTTATATAGTTAAGTTCTGGATAAATACGGTGTGAGCATAAATACATTTTAAAGGCATTAGGAGTATAACTATGGCATTTTCTGGTGGTGGAATAGGTGGAGATGTTTATTACAAATACGGATTAGTTCGGTTTGTTGATGGTGTAAATGGCAACGATGCAAATGATGGAGGTATTCTCAAGCCATTTCAGACAATTAGTGCCGCTTTAGCCTCAATTACGGACGCAACTACGGATAAAAGATACCTTATTGATTGTGCTGCTGGCACTTATAACGAAGGCGGCAATCCTATAACTTGGAAATCTTTTATTGGCTTGTTTGGCAAAGGCACAGACGACACGATGATTCCTAATGGAATTAATTATACTGCGGCTGCAAATGAAGTTGGTCGAATGGATTGGATGGGTTGTAATGTAGCAACTTGTAATATAGATTGTTCATTGGCTTCGAATACAAACGTAAGATTACTTGATTTTCGTTGTGCAGTGACATGGAACGGTGGACCTGGGTATAATATTACTGAAGGCAATAATTTACTTTGTCATAGTTCTATATTTACCGATTTAACCGTTGTTGACGGTGCTGCCCATTTGTTCGACAACATGGCCGTTCTTAGTTCCATAACAGTACAAGATGGTCCTGTCCCTACTTCTACGCCTATTTTGGAAGTAGATGGTGGATTGATACAAGGTACTATTAGTTTAACTGGTAAAGCCAATGTCATATGTCGTGGTGTTGAAAACACCGCAAATATGACTGGTACAATTGCTAGTGGGACAACGCCTACATTCGAGACAGATGCGGGAAGTATGACGACTGGAACTATTACTGGTCCTATTAAATTTCTTTTCGATGATTATCCAACCGCTAGCCCGACTACAGCCTTTACAGTAACGAAAGAATCGTTTGTTTTTGCCGATGCAACTACCGCTGCTTTTGCTGTCACATTACCATTGGCTGCGAATTTTGTTGGCAAACCTATTACGATAAAGAAAATTGACGTTTCTACAAATGCCGTGACGGTCACTCCTACAGGTGGCGATACGATTGATGGTGCCGCAAATGTTCCTCTTGCTACCCAATATGCAAAGGTAACAATTTCTTCTAACGGAACAAATTGGTTCCAAGTCTAGTTCTATTGCATTTTGTTTTTGTGACGTGTAACATTCCTTTCATGAGCAAAAAGATTATCGGTTTATTCGCACAATTGGCTGGCGGCAAAGATACTGTTGCTAATTATCTCGTCAAGAAACTAAATCACGAAGATGGAGATGGGCCTTTCTTACACGATTTTGGCCTTGGTCCTGAAAAATGGCGAAGAGTTGGCTTTGCCGATGCTGTCAAAAGAGTATTCATGGATTCTTTCAATGTTACATGGGAATTCATTGAAGAATGGAAGCGGAAAGATGAAGTTCCGCCTGGATTTGATCTTAATGTCAGAAAAGGTTTACAGCATATCGGTGATGGCTTCAGAAAGATTCAAAATGACGTTTGGATTCGCAGAGCGTTGAGAAGTGGCGATAAAATGGCTATTTCAGATGGCCGTTACATTAATGAAGCCAAGATGATAAAGGAACAAGGTGGCGTTTGCATACTTTTATGGCGTCCTGGCTTTGAAAATGATGATCCAAACCCTTCTGAATCCCAAATTAAACCATTTATTGATTTTTTCTCTAAAAATTTCAAGGATGGTCCACTTTTTAGAGATATGACAGTATCAGGTGACGCACGATATTTCGACTACTTTTTAGTGAATGATGGAACGTTAGACGATTTATATGCAAAGATTGATAACAAAGTTATACCTTTTTTACAGGAAATGGGCATGGAATGAATATTTTAAATTTTCGTGAATCATGTGCGGAAGACGGCATAGAAATTACACCCGAAGAAGCGGAGAGAATAGCTGAATCGTTTCTAGCTTTCAGGGAAGAAATTATCAATGCCGTAGAAGAAAATCCTAATTATTATCAAGAAGTGTGTAATAAGACGCTTGAAGAAAAGCTAGAAGAGATAAAACTTCTAGAAGAACGAGAAGGCAAACGTATTTCTTTACGTGAATATAATGACTTGCTCAAGATGATTAAACAGATTTGCGAGCTTGAAGGTCTTAATTAGGACACTTTCTAGCGACTTTCTTAAGCTTTCCTATTCCGACTTCTGTAATTACTACGAACTTCCAACCCCTTGCTTGACAATAGATTTCTGCTGCCTGCCATTTAGCATTATTTACTTCAAGCAGAGTTTGTTTAGCTGGTTTAATTTCCCATATTTCCACATGACCGTCAGCAAATTGCAACGAAATGTCGGGGAAGTAATGGTGTTGTTCGCCTTTAAATAGATAAGGTATTCCAGTTTTAAGTGGTTCAACATCATAAGCTATAATTTCAGGAATTAACTCCAAACATTCCAGAACCTCACATTCGTAACCCGATCTATAGAAGAATTCTTTGCCATTGTTTTTAAGACTGACAAAATGACCTTCGCGGAATGCTGGCTTTCTAGTTTTCTTTGGGTTTCTAGAATCCTTCCAGATTAAAGCTCTGTTAGGACCATGATGCTTGGGAATTGCGTCCTTTGGATGTTTTGCCTTAAAGTGTAAATTAATGTCACGAACAGGAACGCCGCATCTTCCTAATGGGCAAATAACGTATTCACGTCCTTCTTCGTGATTATCTTTTATGTGTGCGCAAAATGTCTCGAAATCTTCGTGTTCTCTTCCACAGACGAAGCATTGCCATTTCCTTTTACCGTTATCTTTAAAAAACATCTTATTCCTTATCTTTTAGGGCTATTGCCTGGATGCCAGCATCTTTTTGTGATTTTCTAGGCTCTAATTCAACGGTGCTTGCTGGACCGCCATCAGGACATTGCATAAGAGCATCTTCAGCCTGATCCCTTGTGATTACATCTATAGATGGAAGATCGGCCAGTGAAAATAAATTCTCGGTAGAATTGCCATTTAG